GGGGCCCTGACTTTGGTAGCCAAACGATTACCACCACCGGCATTGTTAGTCATGCCCTCGGTACGGCTGGCGCACCCACCGTCACCTTCACCGGCGACACCGACACCGGCATTTACTCCCCCGGCGCCGACATTCTTGCTTTCGTTAAAGGTGGTGCGGAGGCAATGCGTATCGACTCCAGCGGACGCCTGTTAGTTGGCACGTCTAGTGCGGTGCCGGTCGGAATTAATCCTGGCTTTCAACTGGCATCCCTTGCTACGGCTAATGGCGCTCATTTTAATATCAGTCGATTTAACAATGACAGCGGTGCAGGTGCGCTTTCTTTTGGCAAGAGCAGAAGCGGAACAGTAGGAACAGTAGGAACAGTAGGAAGCATCCTACTAAATAACGACACTTTGGGGGCCATATCTTTTTACGGAGACGATGGTGAAGATTTAAACACTATAGCAGCAAGTATTCAAGCTTTCGTTGACGGCACCCCTGGCGAGAACGACATGCCGGGGCGGCTGGTCTTCAGCACAAGGGCAGACGGGGCGGCAAGCCCGACGGAGCGCCTGCGTATCGACTCCAGCGGACGGTTGTTAGTTGGCACGTCTAGTGCGTCTGGCGCCAACTTTCTGCAAGTCAATAGTGATGCGTTAATAAATGGAATCACGGTAGGGCGTGGTTTGGCTTCAGTCAGCACAAACACAGCAGTAGGTAATGGGGCACTACAGGCAAACACCACTGGCATCAACAACACTGCAGTTGGAAAAGATGCCCTCGACTCCAACACCACTGGCTCCAGCAACACTGCTACTGGAGTAACTGCCCTCCGAGACAACACCACTGGCACCAACAACACTGCTACTGGAGTAAATGCCCTCCGAGACAACACCACTGGCACCAACAACACTGCTACTGGAGTAAATGCCCTCCTCGAAAACACCACTGGCGAAAGCAACACTGCTAATGGAGTAAGTGCCCTCGCCAACAACACCACTGGCGACGACAACACTGCAGTTGGAAGAGATGCCCTCTTCTCCAGCACCACTGGCATCAACAACACTGCTAATGGATACCGCGCCCTTTACTCCAACACCACTGGCGGCAGCAACGTTGCAGTTGGACATGGTGCCCTCTTCTCCATGACCACTGGCGGCAACAACGTTGCAGTTGGACATGGTGCCCTCGATATCAGCACCAATGGCGGCAGCAACACTGCAATTGGTTTCGATGCTGGGAATCTAATCACCAGTGGCGGCAACAACACATGCATTGGAAATGGATCAGATCCTGCCACAGCAACTACAAGTAATACAGTTACTTTAGGTAACAGTTCTATCGCAACCTTACGTTGTCAAGCAACAACCATTACATCGCTGTCAGACGCAAGAGATAAAACTAATATCACCACCCTGCCAGCAGGGCTTGATTTTATCAATGCATTGCGTCCTGTTGCTTTTGATTGGAATACCCGCGACGGCAAAAAGGTTGGTATCCACGAGTTTGGTTTTATTGCCCAAGAACTACAAGAAGCACAAGCGTCAACTGGTATTACAGTACCAAACCTTGTATCAACAGAAAATCCAGATAAATTGGAGGCATCTGCTGGTACACTATTGCCTGTATTGGTGAATGCCGTACAGGAACTCGCCGCAATGGTGAGAGACTTACAAGCAGAACTATCCATCATTAAAGGAGCCTAACAATGGCAACGTTTACTATCGACCCAGCCCAGCAGTATTCCGCATCCATGGATAGCGTGAATCTTATCAACGACCTACTGGCTAAGCCCTCGTTAACTGAAGAAGAACAAGACTGTATTAACCGTAATGTGGAACATCTAGAAATTATGATCGCCAAGGACTTCTGGACCACAGAAGACCTTGCACCACTCACGGATGCCATTGCTGCGGGTAAGTAGTCCCCTTTACTACTCACTCTCGCTACTACACTATCCCCATGCCTATCTCCACACCCGTGACCACATTCACTTGGGCTATCGCCAACCTTGAGGACATCTAGTGATGTTCGCCCATCGAGCCGGCAGCCATACCTGGAACACCGTTCAACCATTCGACGGCAAAACAACTCCACTGAGCCGACTCGTTGGCAACTTTACACGCCTCTGGACCATTGAAACCCGAGGCATGGTGCTTCAGGGTTCTGCATGGGGATCCGACTCCACCGGCACTGTTCGCGTTGGCGCTGTCCCCTGGAAACGCGACGGCAGCCTCAACCAGCGTTACTACGACCGCCTCAAAACCGTCGTCAGCCAGGCCGCCAAGCGCGACATTGTTACCGGCGTGGTGCTGTTCGACAACGCTTTCACCTCCTATTTCCCCAAGGGTTGGACCAATCACCCATTTAACGGTTTGGGACCAAGCGGACCATCTGAGGTTCACACCAAAGGCCCGTGGAATCGCTTCCAGCGGGCGCACGTCCGCAAGGTGATCGACACGCTGACAGGATTCAGCAACGTGATCTACGAAGTCGGCAACGAGCTGCACCGCAACTCCGTCCCTTGGTTCCAGCGGAAAGTCGTCAAATGGGTTGAAGATCGCACCGATCAGCCTGTTGGCGTCAGTTATGTCACCGGCCTTTACCGCGACCAATCCTGGATGACGAAAGTTGGGGCTGACTTCATCATTCCCAACAACTCAACTCGCGCTGGTGGAGTGCGTCGCCTGCCAGGCTTTAAAGGGCCGCAGATCCTCGACACCGATCACGCCTGGGCACTTTCAAGCAATGTCGCCGGACTCCGCAAGGCTTGGAACCAGGGTCGTTCGCTATGGCTCATGGATGGTCTCAACGGCGACATCCTACGCAACGGTGAAAATCTCCAACCTGATCGCGATTTCATCACCGATATTCTCGCCTAGCGTGTGAAGCTAATTCCTTAATTCAGCTTACATGTATTGATAACCGCATTCCAGCAGAAACAGCTTCTTGTACAATAAAAAACTGAACGTGTTGCTGTTTTATGACCTGCAAAAAAAGCGAACTTATCGCTGCCATTAATTCCTATGTCAGCGCCCGTCTGACTGGCGACGGTCCACTGATCAACGCTGCTGCTGGCATGCTCCAGCCCGCTCTTGACTCTCTTGAGTATGCTCCTGAAGAGGAACCTGCTCAAGAAGAAAGCGATGGTGAGGGCAAATAATGGCCGTCAAAACCAAAGGCGGCAGTGCCGCCCTTAAACGTCAGCATGAGCCCGGCCCCCCGAAGACCACTTCCATTGGACAAGGGCAGCATTCTCGTCCTCGCAGACGTGGCAGGAAGCCGACCAGAGGGCAAGGGCGCGGTTGACAGTCGCATGATGCAAGGCTAGCCTACGGGCTGGCCTTTTTCTTTGCCATGGCTTTCACGAATTCCTATTCCTTTTCCCATCGTTTCTCTTGCAGCGAGGCAACAAGCGATACTGCTGGCTATCAAGAAATTATTCATCAATGCCAAGAAGTAAATGCCTTTGGCCTGACGCGCCAGTTCTACCAATTCATGCTGGGCTGTGGTTATGCTCCTCAAAGCGTCGTAGCTGCATTTGACGCGCTAGCAATGGAATATGGCGAAGCTCATTGCGGCTATGATATAAAAAAGGCGACTAAATAAAATGGGCCAAGTAGTTCGAGGTGGAGAGCAGTTTGAAACCGCCATTCAAGCTGACCATCGCGGACAATTGCTAAAGCAAGGGGCTGACAGTGGCGCCGTAGATGCCTTTGGCAGGCAGCGCTGAAAGCGCCACTGGTTTGCTTGGTTGGCGAGAAGTGCTGTAAGCTAAGGCGTCACGCTTCATGGATCATGGACGACCATTACAAAGCGCAAGTGGATGCCATTGCTGAAGCACTACAAGAGCTGGTCAGCAGCCCTGACGACGGCGCAGAGAAAGCACTAGAAGCCATTGATGCTGCCATTGATTCATGGTTAGATTACTTTGAAACAGAAAAGGAAAAGTGGTTTCAACTCAAGACAAGGCTTCATCGCTGATGGACTGGCTTAATTCCCCTGAGCTACAAGCTCTACGTCAGGCGTGGAACGAAAGCGATCAAACCATGAGGGCTGAAGACCAAGCTTGGTGGGATAGTCTTTCAATGGACGAAAGGGCAAGGGCCTTCAGGCAAGTGGTGGGCTTGATGTATAAAGCAGAGGTCGAAGAGCGTGGTTCCTATCGTCACGCCATGTACGACACCTTCAATGTGGACTATATGGATGGCATGTCTTGCCACTACATGAAACTACACAACCTTATTTTTTTAGGCTTGGAGGTTGAGCAGAAAGCTTGCATGAAGGATGGTAAGGATGAACGCATTGATGGTACATGCGACTAGCCATTGCCATTCCTGCGGAAAACATTACCAAACCAACAATGATTTCCATGGCAATAAATTGTCTGTTCTTATTTTAGTCCGTCTAAAGTCCAAGTAATACGAAGCTCACCTCCCAAGGCTTTAACAGCGTCGCTAGCACTCTCAGGAGCCTCGTGAACGATCATCACGGAAGGGACAATGGCATCAGGCAAGGGAGTGATTGTGGCTGCTGGAAACAGCTCCTGGGCTTTGCTAGCAAGCTTATCGGCAACGATTTCCCGCCCCTCTTTTTCCCATTGCTTCACTAGCTCAGTAGCTTGCTCGTCAACTTTCTTGACAGTTTGCTGGGTTTTCCATTCTGTCCAATCAGGCTTGCACCAGGCAAGCAGCGCTTTGATCCATGGATTAAAGGTAAGCGACGGCCATTTGCGAATGGCGAATAGCGCTAGTTCGTGGCAAAGTGCATTGAAGATGGCTTCGTTTGTCATTTGCTTACTAACACGGCCCATCCGCCAGTGCCATCCACTCTCCAACGGGGCAGCCAATTCTGTTTCCCATAGGCAATATTTTGCCCACCGTTGGCGCCGATATAACCTCCTTTGATAATATTGGCCTGACCGAAGGGATCATTGTGAATATAAGCTTGAGCATTGAAACCAACGACAACGCTCCAATGTCCGCCTCCCGTGGGAGCATTAAACGGCCCGTGGTGCAGCCATCCCACTGCCACTGGACGGCCAGCCCTGATTTCATTTTGCAGCAATGTTTCGTTGCCATCAACAACAAAAGAAGCTTTTAGGCCAAGAGACTGGAGGGCCTTGACTTGTGCATTGGCATTGGTGGTGTCACCAAAGCGAGCGCGAATAGTATTATATTCATCATCAGTTTTTACCTTGCCATAATATGCTGCAATCATTGCGCAAGAGCTGCTAAAGCATTCTCGCTGCCCCTGTCCAGAAACGTTATCCCTTTGGCTGAAATATGGTATATTTAACGGATTGGAGATGAGCGGAGGTTTAGCAGCAGGAGCCGCTCGATAAAGCTCCGCAAACTCCTCTAGTTCGGCATTGCTCAGCTTTTCTTGAAGCCAATTCCATGCTGCAAGCTGATGGCTTTCTTCTTTGTAAAATTTAGCTGCGTTGGCAAGGCGAATAGGGGAATTGCTCATGACTGATGACGGTGCATATTGATTCATTAAGCGAATGAGTTTATCAGCATAGTTAGGGTCAGTAGCATAGCCTTGATTTTGCAGCATCTTTGCTGCAGCGTTTCTATTGGGGGCATGATTCACGCCCTTGTACGACCGCCAATCAAGATACCAGCGAGATACAAGGTATTCAATGGAAGCGGCAAGGCTTGGGAAATCAATAAAACCAGCCCTAATTGTAATCCATTGTCCATCGTAAAACTCTTTAGTGGTGCTCGTTGTACTGGCGCCGCCAGAGCTTTTTAGGCCAAAGTAATTATGTCGAGCAGATGTGTGCTTTCCAAAGCCACTTTCACATGCCCATTGTGCTGCTACAAGCTCGGGAAATTTAGCCCCCACGCGCCGTGCATGGAGGCTTACGCCTTCCCAGGAATTGGCGACTTCGCTCACTTGCTAGAACGGAAGATGGTCTTCAGGCCCTCCATGACGAGCTGAAGAATGTTGTTACTTTTCCAGGGGGAGTGGTCAAGAATCTGGTCAGCAGCAGCAACGAGAATGCCACCAATAACAAACCATTCGATGGGTTCCATGGGAGTCATGCCTTTGATAAAAGCCTAGCGTTTAATTTCCAAAGAGCGCACTCGCTCCTCCATCATTTTCATGTTTTCCGTAAGTACGTCTAATTTTTCCGTGATGGTTTCAATTTGAGCTGCTATTCTCACTTGTTGATGACCGATGCTCATCATCATTCCACCAGTGGCAAGAAGCATGCCTGCGGTGAGAACTACTGCGAAGTCCGCGAGCTTTGCTTGCCAGGCATTCATTGAAATAAAAACTTTCTTTTGTTCATTCTACACATTCCACCATGGTTTAATTTTGGCTTTAAGCTTGAAAGAAGCCAACCAAATATCATCATGGGGATGAGCAATGGACCTGAAGAACTCCTCCATTCGCTTTCTGAACTACGGCCTGGTGATGCTAAAAGACGCTATAGAAAAAGTATTTTTGAAGACTATCAATTACGAGGGCCATTTGGTCACTGTGCTTGTGCCTATTGTGGCAAATGGAATGAAAAGCTAACGATTGATCACATTGTCCCTAAAAGCAAAGGCGGCCCGCACTTTGCAAAATGGAACAATGCGCCTTCCTGTCTTTCTTGCAATGCCTCCAAGGGCAGTCTGCGTTTGTTTGAATGGTGGCGCCCTCAAGAATTTTGGACAACAAGGCGCGAAGAACTGCTTTTAAGCTGGATTCATCACCATAGTTTCGTGAGCGCTCATACAAATCTTTCCGATTGGGAAGCATGGTGCGAAGCAACTCAGCGCGTATTACCATTGCACGAAAAAGGGGCCGCTGTCGGCCCCTTTCCTTTAAGTGAGTGGTGTGCTGCTTAGTGGTCGCAAATGGGAGCGAACATGGCCTCTGAAGGTCCTTGACGCACACTAGGCATAGGACAGAAGCCATCAGGACAGCCACTTGCTTTTAAATAATCGTCGGGATCGTAATTAACGCCCAACACTTCTTTAGTGGTTTCTTCAATTGCTCTTCCCGTTGCCTCCTCCATTTCGCAAATGAGAATCAAGCGCTTAAGATACCACTTGGCTTTTTTAAGGTCTTCAGAGCCATTCTTTTGAGAATAGCGCCAAACATATTTTTGAACATTACCTTTTAAGAAGCCTTTGAACTCTGCTGTGCTCATGGACGCTTCAATGGCTTCAATGCATTGAATGTTTCCATTAGTGTCGGCATAGTGTGCGGGACTGTTAACGGGATCGTGCATGATCAGAATTGATAGTTGTTTTCAGCAAAGGCATCAAAAGCTTCTGGCGCCACTGGTCTGCCTAGTTCAAGCAGCGCTTTAGCATAGGCCACAATTTCTCCTTGGGCTCCGTGACCGATACGCAAGGAAATAAAATGAAACAGAGCCTGCAAGGAACAAGTCCAGACAAAGCTTGTATAGAGTGCAGAAGGCAGGATAGCCCTAGCCTGCTCTTTGCTTACGCCCGTCAGCAGAAGCCCTTCGTAAGCCTGCTTGCAAGCTTCTATTGCCTGTGAATACTGCATTAGGGCTAGCGCTTGTTCACGAAGCTGAAGAGGTCCTGCAGACGCTTGACGGTTGTCTTCGCTTTGCTGCAAGAATTCCATGGGAATGTAAAATTCTGCTTCTTCAGCCGAGCAATAACGAAAGCTTTTTTCGTTCCAGCCCAACTGATCGTCAACAAAAGTGGAGGCCACTGTGTGTTTCCACCATTGCCTTGCCACAAACAGCGGGGCCTTTATAGCCCATTTAAATACCACACCCCTAAAAGGAGAAGTGTGATGATGCTTTGCAAGGTAGCGAAGAAGTTTGCCGTCGCGTTCTGTCCATTCTGGGCTTTCTGCAGCAAAAGACTGACGAGCATCATTGACGACAGAAAGGCTGCTCCCCATGGAATCAAGGAGTCGTAAAGAGCTTTTGCCATCGTTAAGTGGATCAAGCATTTTGTTTCGCCTCCTCAAACGACTCAAGAGAGCCGAGTTGATTATCCTCCAAGTCGTACAGAAATTTACGAATTGCTGCTCGGCAGAGACTGGAAGGAGTTGTATTAAGTTTTTTAGCAGCAAGAAAAAGTTGCTGGCGCTCTAAAGAAGGAAACCGAAAAGAAAAGCGAGGGCTTACCATGGCAAATTAGATGCTTTTGTGGTGGTCATTGAGGAATGCAGGCGATGGGGCGGATGCGTTGAATTGCCACTGTACTAGAGACGAGAACATCGTTTTGCTCCCATTGAACCATTGCAGCCTTTCTTCCATTGCTTCCCTTTGTAAAGCCTTGGAAGGTGCCATGAATGGACGTTGGCACCAGACCAGCCCCTGTGAAGGCGACCAGTACCACTCTTTCTCCTGGCGTCCAATCATGGTCCGTTGGCGAACGCCTCAGTTTATACCTTCGGGAAGCCGGACGCAAGATTTCGGCTTTTTCCCCATCGTCCACTGCCCGTACAAACTGCTTGTTTCCATTGTTCGTCTGTAGCCTAGTAACAAAAGAACGATTGGTTGCCATGAAGTATTGTTTGCCGGTACAATTTGACTACAATGGACAAAAATATTTGGCCGCTATGGGTCCGTTCGAGCATTCTACTGAGCGTCAGTTTGCCCTAACTGTTAATCGCAGGGCCATTGACGAATGCACCAGTGTAGAACAGCTTAAGCCTGTTGCCAAAAATCTTTTGGAAGGTTGGTCATCGCTGCAAACTGCTTTTCAAAGCTTGATGCTGGAGAACATTCAACTTCGTCAAGCTCTTGCAGTGCGAGATAGCTCTCTTGAGGCTGCTGATGAAATGCTCACCCAAGCCTCTGTCGTGATTGACAAATATGAGAAGCAATTAAAGAATACCAATAAACTTCCTTGGCCATTTGGCTAGTCAAGAGGAAGATCGTCCACCCGCTCGTATATGCGAGATTATATTTCCGACAATCGCGCTCATAGCCGCTGCCAGTGACGTGGCGACCACGATTGTAAACACCACCCTGGATTTCGATGCCAGTGCAACTGTCGGGATGAGCAAAGTCAAGGCGATACCTTCTTGAGCGTTTATTTTTTGCATGGCGCTCTTGATAATCTTTTTCCCAAGCCGCAATGTCAGAAAATTCTCGTTCAAGAATTAACCGAGGATGATGAGCTTGCCACGAACTAAGAAATTGATCTTCAAGAGCGCTCAATGCTTAGACAGCAGCTAGTTGTACCCTAGCGCTTTGGTTTTGATAGGCGCCAGTGTAAGCTTGTCCCACTTCCTCAATGCCAAATAGCACCAACTGAGCGATGCCTTCGTTGGCATAGAGGCGAATGGGGAATGCCGTGGGGTTGACAAAGCACATGGTCAGGTAGCCACTCCAACCAGGTTCAACGGGAAGAATGTTGGCAATGAGTCCGCAGCGCCCATAAGTGCTTTTGCCTTCACAAAGAGCAAACACGTCGTTCGGCATGGAAATTAGCTCAAGGCTGGTACCAAGGCCGTGGCTATGGGGAGGCAGCAGAAAATAGCATGAACCGTCTTCCTGCTCAACCAGTTCCGTTTCAGTGGGCTCAGTGTCAAACCGCTTGGCGTCTAGCTCGTACGGCGCACTGCCCCAGTTATCTGTAGTGAAAACTAGGAACTCAACGGAAGACAGGCGAATGTCATAGCCTGCTTGCGAGAGCCCGTAGGAAATTGCTTTTGTGCCATTGTCAAGCTCTCTGCATTTTTCGCCAACGTAAGGCAAAAAGATGTCATTCTCAGCAAGCTTGGCAATTTGCTTGTCGTTAAGCAGAGTCATGGTAATAGAGGAAAAGAAAGGGGCGATTACTCGCCCCCCAGTTGATCAGAACAGATCAGAAGAGCTTTCAGAGCTTTCGTTCTGCCAGACGCTGGCATAGCCCTTGGGACCATCCTTGTCGCCTTTCACTTTGACAGAGCCCGTGAAACCAGGGGCACGGTCAGAGGTGCGCTTTTCGTTAGGCCATACAGCCATGTCAAGCGAATAATTACCTCGCTCGTTGGGACCAGCTTTTTTAAGAGCATTAAGCAAATCGCCAGTCAGATCGAGAGCGGCGGTGATTGGGGGCCGATTGGCCATGGTGTTTCTCCTGGGGAGTATTGGAGCCCCTGTTCAGGGCATGCTTATCTTACCCCCTATCCGTGGTGAGCGCAAACGCCTTGCCGCCAGGATAGAACTGACTAAAGTATCTCTTCACAGTGTCCTGCATGACGGCCTGTTGCTGCACCAGCTCAAAGCCATCCATCTGCAGCACTTGCAGCTCAGCCTCGCGCTCTGGCTCTTCAGGATCGTACACGCTGATCACGCAGAAGGCTTGGTCGATGTCCACTTCGTACAGTTGCTCGGCGGCCATGGAGTAGGCGCCAAGTTGTTTTTTGTAGTCAGCGAGTTGATAATCGGGCTTCACTTTGTAACTAGTTTTCCAATCCATGAGCGCAATAGAACCGTCAGCCATCAGCGCCAGTTGGTCAAGTGTGCCCGAATAGCCAATTTTTTTTCCATCGTCCCACCATGCCACTGCGCTCTCAGCGAGGATGGGCTTCTCGATCAGCTCTAGGAAGGGTTCAATGGCAGTGAAATAAGGGCACCATTCTTCACGGTGATCAAGATGCCCTTCAATGTCCTCCCCATTGAATAAATCTTCAATGACTCCATGCATCCAAGTGCCCCTGTCTGCAGCAAGCCTGGTACGCCTGTTTGCCTCTTCATCACCCACGCGCTTTCGCCAGTTGATGAGCGCCATGATCTTTGCCACTGGTGCCATTGACGAAAGCACCGTGGTTACAGAAGGCAGAAGCATTCCCTCTGGCACGTTTGGGAACTGGTTGCAGGTGTAGTGCCTTTTGCCGTCGAGAGAGATCCGGCTCGGCTTGTAGCAGGGAAGGGAGAGCATCAGGCGCTCAAGGGAGAGGTCTAGACAGGCCACTATCTGCTTTTAATGCAGTAGCCGCTAAA